GTAATAGTGAATGGGATAGCAAAGAAAATACTACTTATTTACAAAGTGTTAAAGAAGAAAGTATTGAAAGTTTAAATACTTTAATAACTGATCTAATAGCTTTACAAAGAGAACGAGTGGGGTTAGAGATAGGGGCATGGCGAGCATAAGATTAAGTATAATATTTATCTTAGTTCTATTTTCTTCTGTAGCATATAGTCAAGAAGAAACAGACGAACTTAAATGTTTAGTGGAAGCTATCTATCATGAAGCTCGATCTGAATCTTTTGTTGGTCAGTTAGCTGTAGCAAATGTTATCCTGGAGAGAACTAACTTACATAAGTTTCCAGATACTATCTGTAATGTAGTTCATGCAGGACACAGATGGGAAGGTAACATAATTAGAAACCGTTGTGCCTTTAGTTATTTTTGTGATGGTAAAAAAGAATGGACTAACATAGATAAGAAAGCATTAGATACAGCTTATGATGTAGCTGGTCTTGCTTTAAAAGGTGTCATGGTGATGCCGCTCTTGGGAGCTACTCATTACCATGCTAGTTATGTTAACCCAAGCTGGGCTAACTATATGGAAAAGCTAGGACAAATAGGAACACACATTTTCTATGTTGACTAAAGCTTTAAAATATGATATTATTCGTTTGAAACGAGGTAATCATGGGACGTATCAAAGACTTGTTATACACTGGAGTATATGACATGGGACAAACAGATGATTTATTAAGAGAGAATATGATACTACAAAAAAATATTAAAGAATTACAAGGACAACTTAATCAAGCTCATCAAAGAATAAAACATCTAGTCGATACTAAGTGGGCTGATAATAAACCAGACCCTAATCAAATGGATTTAAAATTAAATGAATGAAGAGAAAGAACCTTGTCAAGTATTTGATTTTGTTTCTATTAAAGAAGCAGTAGAAGAAAAGAAAACTGCTTATCTTGATTTAGTATCAGAAGAAGAATGGGAGGATTGTGTACACGTTTTATTTTTATTCATGGTAGAGAATGGATATGATCCACATAAACAATCAGAAATTATAGAGTTTGTTAAAGATTATTTTCCTGATCTACCTACTAATGATAATGATAATGAGGATTGAACAATGTATAAAAATCTATGGGAGAAAGAAGAACGTCAAGTTTTTCGTTCTCTTACGAGACAATATCGACAAGAAGGTTATGACATGAAAGAAGCTAAGAAACTAGCCAGAGAAGAAACAAACGAAATCATGAGTGACAAGATTGAGTTTGCAGAAAACTTGTATGAACAAGTGTTAAATGATTTTGATTGATGAAATTATAAATAAGATTGTTTTACTTCGCTCTTTGAAGTACGTAGTTTCTTTTAAGTTTTGTAAAAAGAAAGGAGGGATGCTTTGTGTTTATGACTCTGACAAAATTGTTTGGATATATCCATACCCAACTACACCTACAGAGTCTTTTACTAGAAAAGTTCTTATTAATTATTTTGGCAACTCTATTATTAGGAATTAGTAATGTCTGGTAAATGGTTAGAAAGAGGAGAGTGTCCTGAATGTGGATCAAGCGATGCTAATGTAAAACATTCAGATGGTTATTCACATTGTTTTTCTTGCGATACACACTTTAATGAGAGGGTTGAACAAGTGGTAGTACCGATGCAGAATAAGAAAGAAGGTTTCTCAACAGGTGAAATGAAAGGGATTGATGATCGAAAGATCAGTGCAGCTACCTGTAAAAAATATAATACATATGTTAAAACAACAGGATCAACTGTTACTCATCACATCTATCAATACTATAATGATAAAGGAGAATTTACTGGTAATAAAGTTAAGCAAGTTGAAGGTAAAAAGTTTTGGTCTGAAGGTGACATTCAAAGTGCAGGACTATTTGGACAAAATATATTTACACCTAGAGGAAAGTATGTAACTGTTTGTGAAGGTGAGTTAGATGCTATGTCTGCTTATGAATTACTAGGTTCTAAGTGGCCTTCAGTATCTGTAAAGTCTGGAGCGCAAGCTGCTCTACGTGATTGTAAAAAAGCTTATGAGTATCTTAATAGTTTTGATAATGTAGTTCTGTGTTTTGATTCCGATAAACCTGGAAAAGAAGCAGCAGAAAAAGTAGCTCAATTGTTTGAGCCTAACAAATGTCGTATCATTCATCTTGAATATAAAGATGCTAATGAATATCTCAAGATGAATAAGCGTAAGAAGTTTACAGAAGAATGGTGGAATGCTAAACCATTTACACCAGCAGGTATTATTAATCTAGATTCTTTACAAGATTCTTTATATGATGAAGCTCACTTTGAGACTTGTCTTTATCCTTGGTCAGGTCTTAACGAAAAGACTTACGGAATGAGGACAGGAGAGCTAGTAACATTTACTAGTGGTGCTGGCATGGGTAAGTCTAGTATTATACGAGAGCTTATGTATCACTTGTTAAAGAATACAAAGGATAACATTGGTGTATTGGCTATGGAAGAAAGCATTCGTACAACAGCTTTCAATATCATGTCAGTAGAAGCCAATGCTAGATTATATATTAAAGAAATACGAGATCAGTTTGATAAGAAAGACTTAGTTAAGTTCCAGAAAAATACTATTGGAACAGGAAGGTTCTTTGCCTTTGATCACTTTGGCTCAATAGGAAACGATGAAATATTAAATCGTGTCAGGTTTATGGCAAAGGCATTGGAGTGCCGTTGGATTGTTCTTGATCACTTGTCTATCCTGGTATCAGGTCAAGAAGAATTTGGTGATGAACGTAAGTCTATTGATGTTCTGATGACTAAGCTTCGTAGTCTGGTGGAAGAGACAGGTTGTGGATTGTTATTGGTATCTCATCTAAGGAGACCATCAGGTGATGTTGGTCATGAGAATGGTAAAGAAATTACCTTGTCACATCTGCGCGGAAGTGCTAGTATTGCACATCTAAGTGATAGTGTTATCGGGTTGGAAAGGAACCAGCAAGCAACAGATGAGGTTGAATCTAATACAACTGTTATTCGTATTCTGAAGAACAGGTACACAGGTGATACTGGTATTGCTAGTTATCTTTTCTATGATAAAGAAACAGGAAGGCTGAATCAGATTGATAATCCTTTTGATTTTGACACTACAGAAGAAGAGGAGATTCCTTTTTAATGTCTGATTGTATAGTAGATATCGAAACAGATGGACTAGATGCTACTAAGCTACATTGTATAGTAGCTAAAGATACAGAGACTAAAGAAGTATTTACTTGGGCAGAAGATGAATGCGAAAAGTTTCCTGCCTGGACAAAGAGATATGATAAACTTATTATGCATAATGGAATTAACTTTGATGGGTACTGGCTAAACAAATTACTTCAGATGAATATTCAACTTAATCAAATCGAAGATACTCTTATTATGTCACAACTGTATAATCCTATTCGTTCTGAAGGTCATTCTCTAAAAGCATGGGGTGACAAATTAGAAATGCCTAAAGGAGATGTGGATAACTTTGATTATTATTCTCCTGATATGTTGGAGTATTGTAAACAGGATACACATATTACTTCTAAGGTATATGAAGTTTTAAAAGAAGAAGGTAAAAGATTTTCTACTAAGTCTAAACATTTGGAATATAAAGTACGCGCTATCATTGATCAACAGGAACGTAATGGCTTTGCTTTTAACATGAGGAAAGGACAAACACTCTTAGCTACACTTGAAGATGAAGCCAATGAATTAAGTGACAAAGCACAAGAGATGGTTCCACCTACCAAGGTAGAATTAAAAACTAAAACAAAATATATTCCTTTTAACATTGGTTCTCGTCAACAGATTGCTACTGTTCTACAAGACAGAGGATGGCAACCAGAACTATATACAGAAAAAGGAAACATTATAGTTAATGATGAAGTTTTATCTAAGATTGACATGGACGAGGCTAAGATGTTTAGTCGCTATCTTTTATTACAGAAGCGCATAGCCCAGATTCGATCTTGGATAGAGAAGTGTGGGGATGAAGGCAGAGTTCATGGAAAAGTCATGACACTTAAAACAATCACAGGGAGAATGGCACACAACAACCCTAATATGGCACAGGTGCCAGCTTCGTACTCTCCCTATGGTGCTGAGTGTCGTGAACTTTGGACCGTTAGTAATCCCCACACCCATAAGTTAGTAGGCACAGATGCTTCAGGTCTTGAGCTACGTGTCTTGGCTTCTTACATGAAGGATCAAACTTTCATTGAGGAAGTTGTTAATGGTGATGTACATACAGCTAATATGAAGATGGCTGGATTAGAAGATCGATCCCAAGCCAAAACATTTATTTATGCATTGATGTACGGTGCAGGTCCAGCTAAGATCGGTGC